CTCCCAACAGGTCGTAAGCGAGTGTGAGGAGTTGGTTATCGGGCATTAACTCTGCAATGTTGGTATCGAACTCGGTCTCGTTGCCGTGTTCGATGTGCATTTCAAAGCCGGGGCCTTCGATATGCATTTCTTCCGGGTCTACGATCTCCACAGAGATCGGATCTGCATTCAATGCGCCAAGCCCCTGTGGGGCGGCATACAGGGATTTATCGATACTCATTTCTTTTTCCTCGCCACTGCCGTGTTTGTCTTGGCGTGGTATGTAAAGACGCTAGGCGGTTTGCCAGAAGCCTTAGACGCTCGGTCCTTAGCGCGTTCTTCAGCCGTCATGCTGTCACGGGCGCGGCCCGCAGTGGTCAGTTCACCGTCGGAGGTCATCTGCCCACGCTTGATTAGAATGTCTTTAGCCATCTGCTCGTTGCCGCCGACCTGTGCGGTCAGGCGTTGGAGCAGTTGATGCCGACCCATGAACTTCTGCGTTGTCATCAGTAATATCCTCCGCGTCGGCGGGATCGGAACAGTTGGATCGGTTCTGGCTCATCAGTAGGTAGCCTAATAAAGCCACCCTGACGAAAACGCATAAGAGCGAGAGAGGTACTATCCACCAAGTCATCGTTCCTCCCCGCTGGAAAGTCGTTGCACTCTTCTATGACCTCGTGCGCCCACCGACGATCCGGTGCCCAGACGATCCCCGCGCTGAACAAGTCCACCACCGAGTTCACTCGGGCGATCTTGTCCTGCCCCTTGCCGGGGGTGAACTCGCTCACGGGAACGCCCGTGCGCCGCATCTCTTGATAGAGTGCCGCTCCGTTAGATTTCTTCTCAACGATGAATGAGTCCGGCTTCCACTCGTTGTATTGCTCAGTCACCATCGTTTTCAGTTCGGGAAATTCTAACCGTTCTTTGATGGCATTGAGCAGAATAATATTACGTGACTTGGTCTCCTCATTATAGAAAACCCCCCAGATCGTCAGGGCGTTGTAGTCGGATCGGTTAGTAGCCTCTTGGGCGGCGTCGAGACTCATGATGATGAACTCGCACTGGGGCGGGTCGTCCTGCTCCCACATCTGCCACCACTCTCTCTTTATAAGAGCGCCTTCTTCTGAGGTCGGCTGCTGCATGTACTGGGCTTGCCAGTACCGCACGTCCATGCTGGCTTTTTTAGAGAGCATAGCCTCCATCGACCAGAACTCAGGCCACAGCGGTGCATCATTCAGGATGGCAGGGAACTCCACGACCTCCCACTCATCCGCGTCTTCATTCTTGACCATGTGGTCTACGATCTGCCCCGTCAGGTCCAACTTGGACCAGCGCGTCATCACCACGATGATCGCGCCTCCCGGCATCAGTCGTTGGATCGGACCCGACTGGAACCACTCCCACGCCGGTTCAAACACATGGGACAGACCTTGTTTTCCGTCCTGCTCAGAGTGCGGATCGTCAATAATGAATAGATCAGCACCACGACCAGCGAGAGCGCCGCCCACACCGATAGCGAAGTATTCTCCATTGAAGTTTGTCCCCCATCGTGAGGCCGACTTGGAGTCGGCTTGCAGTTCTACAGTCGGGAAAATGTCTTTATAGAGGTCTGAATTAACCAGATTTCGGACTCTGCGACCAAAAGTTACCGCCAAATCGGCGGTATGGGAGGCCATAATGACCTTTTTGTGCGGATATTTACCCAAAAACCACGCCGGAGCGAGGTAAGAAATCATCTCGGATTTGCCGTGTCGAGGGGCAATATTGACGATTACGCGCTTCTTTATGCCCGCTGCAACGTCTTCAAAGATCCTTGCAAGGCGGTAATGGTGGGGTCCGACAAGGTATCCGGGGTAAACGTGCTTAATAAAAGACAGAAAGTCGTCTTTCCCGGTGGTCTTGACTGATTCTTTGTACAATTTGACCAGCAGTTCTGCTGTTCTACGTTTCTGCGCCTCGGGCATGGAGGGCAAGGCCGCACGGAGTTTCGCTATGTCCGACGACGATAGGCGTGAGTTCAACATTCCTGAAGCGCTAGGCTTCATCTGGGCCATTCTCTACGCCATCATCATCTACAATGTGATCATCGACCTCTTCGACATCATCCGCATTCTTGTGGGGGTCGATTACGGTGTACTCGATATTATTGAGGACGCTCAGTAGTTCCTGCTCAACTTCTTCAATTGGCTTCACCTGAATCGTTACTTCTGAACGCTTCTTGAAAGCGTCCACGCCGTCGATCTCACCTAGACTGCGAATGGCAGCGAGCCGGTCCTTCGTCAACTGCGCGTGTTCTGCCTCATATATGAGTTTATTAACCACGTACAATTTGAGATCTGAGAGTTCGCTGACCAGCATGCAGTTGGTCTGGGCGACCATTCCCGCCAAATAGGCCATCGTCTCGTTGGGGTACTTGGCGTACTGAGGCCGCGCGGTGGGGTCCGTCATCATCTGACGGGCGAGGTTCTCCGCTTCCTTTATATGAGTATCGTCCGCCGTAAGCGGAGTCCCAGTTAGGTCAGATAGAAGTTTAATAGTCCTTGCCCGCATGTCGAGTTCCTCTTGGGGACTCAACTCGGGCATTGCCTCTGCTGCTCGCTTTGGCAATGGGACATCTGCCTCAATAGAAGGCTCGCAATCAACAATCATGTGCATGGGTCTCCCCAAGATATATTGCTCTTATAGAGGAACCTTAAGGTTCCATCAAGGGGGGTGTTTCTAATAAATGATAAATATTCAAGGGTGCGCCTCATGATTTTGGCTATTCGCAACTCTAATAAAAAAGAGGACTTACAGAAAAAAATGCAGAGTTACCGAATTTCCTCCGGTAATACTTTTGTGAAAACAAGGAGTTGGAAAAATAGTGGGGTTGTTTGTGTGAATTCAAGCGTAGCGTTGCGTGGGGGGTCCCAGTTGAAAATCGGGGTCATACGGGTCCGGTGGGTCCGGCGGCGCTACCGCGCACGGCGGCGCGTGAGCGGTTTACGGTTTCGCCGATGCCATGACATAGGCGGCGCGGCGCGCGGCGCAGAGCGCCTTAGAATCGGTCGCGACTGCGGCGCGAGAGCGCCAAAAAACTAGGCGCGTTAGGGCGCTAACGCATCCGAAAAAAGTTGAAAAAAGATTGCATCGCCTATTGCAATCATAGTTGATTGGTGTATTATCAAGTCTCCCTAAGGGAAAGCGGCGCGGCGCTTACCGCGAATCAGTGAGGTTTAGTGATGAATAGTTCCAATGTTGTTGCCGCTTCGGCGGCTGTTGTGTCCGCTCCGGCGGACGTTGTAGTGGTTTCGTCCAAGGCGGAGCGCATCGCGCTCTTCAATGAGACAGGCCAAAAAATCGCCGAAGCAGTGAGCACGGCGCTCTCTACTTGCAAGTCTTGGCAAGACTTCGGATCACTGGCGGCGGTTCGCTTTGACTCGCACAAAGCGGAGCGCGCCTTGTTTATCGCCTACGCTCATTCGCGCGGCGTAGACTTCGATGGCGATCCGGCGAACGTGAAGGATGCGGTCCGCGATGCAATCTGCGCCGGTATTCGCGACCAGTACATCGCAACCGCGCTTCGGGTCCGCTACAAGCGTGGCGATAACGGCGCACTACTGGTAATGGAAGCGAGCGACCCGCGACCGGCGGACGTTACCATTGCGGCGACTGATGCATGCATCAGTCATACGTCCTATGCTCACCTGAAGTTGAAGGATAAGCCGGTATGGGAGGCGCTCACGGCTTACCGCAAGCGCATCGATGGGCGGACGCGCGTCATGTGGTCCTCTTTCTTCGATGCGGGCCGCGAGGCGCGCAAGGCAGCGGCGATTGACTCGCTGTATAGCGCGGATGAGACGGAGCGCATGGAAGCGGAGAAGGCGAAAGCGGAGAAGTCCGCGACCCGCGCGAAGGCGAAGCCGTTGAACGTCGCTGCGCTCGCTGCGCTGATTGATAACGTGATTGATCAAATTGACAAGGCGAAAACGGCGAAAACGATCAAGGCTCCGCTTGCACAGGCGATAGCCGACCTACTGATCGCGGCGCGAGCCGCAACGGGTATCAAGGCGAAGGCCTAAACCCAACGGACCGGCGGCGCGCCGCCGGTCCTCTCTCACCGACTGATCGCGCTGCGATCAGTAAGCCCGGACGTCGCAAGGCGTCCGGGCTTTTTTTTGTCCGCGCTCCGGGTCGGATCCGGCGGCGCGCCGCCGGTCCGGGTCGGATCCGGCGGCGCGCCGCCGGTCCGGTTCGGTGATAGGCTGCGGAGCAGCCTATCATATTTTTTCTGGCTACGCCAGAAAAAATACCAGTGACTCATGCGCGCGTGGCATGCGCGCGTGTCGCGTGGGGCTCGTGGTCTAGGATCTTTATAGGCGACGTTCGTGGGCTATGGTAGTTTTTATAGGTGCGTTAGGTGGCTAACGCACCTGAAAATCTGTTCCAGTGCTGTTCCTTTTGATGCGTTTAAAAGGATCACCCAGTCAATTGATTTTGCTCAGAAAAAGACGGTCTGTTCCAGTGTTCCAGTGTTTTTGGATTTTAGAGTCAAAAGACAGAACAGATCAGCGAGAGGGCATGAAGCAAATAAAATCATAACTCACACTTCTAAAAATCATCCTCAATCCTTCCGTGTTCATATTTGCAAAACACTGGAACATCTGGAACAAACCCTCTTATATATAATAACTTTTAAATAAATAATAATAATAATCAAATACTTACAAATCGCTTTCCCCACCAAATCTGATGCATTCTACAAGTTCATTTTTTGGAACATCTGGAACACCTCTGGAACAGATTTTCCCGCCCTATTGACTAAGGATCATTTAAGAGTATAATGGTTGATGTGGGCAAGGTGCGCCTACAGTGAGTTGAAAAATTTCAAGTGCGTTAGCCACCTAACGCACCCAGTTAATCAGGAGTCAGTCATGTCTAAGTTCAAACCTATGTCACGCGCAGTCCGTGCGACAGTCAATGCAGCATTCGAGCGTGTCCGCATGTCATGGACAAGCAAACTCGGCACGTACTCATGGAGCCTACAAGCACGCGAGACGTGCCCCGGCAGTCTCGGAGATGACGGAGAGTTAGTAGACGCTTGCAAGGGCTGCTACGCATCGTTTGGCAACTACATCTACGAGAACGTGAAAGCCCCCCGTCGTCACAATAAGGAGGACTGGGAACGCGCGGAATGGGAGGACGACATGGTGTCGATCTGTTCTCCTCTGTACTACGTACGTCTGTTTGACAGTGGGGATATGTACGCCCTCGCTCTTGCGCGCAAATGGTTGAACGTGTTCCGTCGTTGCCCAGACACGCAGTTCTGGTTGCCCACACGTATGCACAAGTTCCCTAAGTTCGCGGCTATCCTGAACGCGATGAACACGCTCCCAAACGTCTGCGTACGTCCGTCATCTGATAGTGTTCTAGGAGAGTTCGATCCTGCCGTGCATGGTTCGGTTATTTTCCCGGCAGGATCTACGCCACCGGAGGGCGTGTTCGAATGTGGCGCGTATACCCGAGACGGACAGTGTGGCCCGTGCCGTGCGTGCTATGACAAGGACATCCCCGTGATTGGCTACCCGTCACACGGGCGTGTCATGTCCGCCCTTGTCCGTCGTCGTCTGGCATCGATTGCCGTCGTGACTGCCTGATCCACAAGGTGCGTTAGCATGCTAACGCACCTATCTGTTACCCCAGTTCAATTCAGTTAGGAGAGTCATATGTCATTCAGTAAAGATCCCGATCTCGCCATGTGCGAGATGTCACACCGTATTGAACAGTTAGAGAAAGCCCTCGAACACTTCCGCGATCTCGCGCGTGTCAGTCAGTGGGAGCGCGACCAAACGCACATCAATGCGCCAAGTGGTGACGAGCCACCTGCAAGTGCGCGCGCGACCGTGCCGTACAAGTTCATGACCATGTACGTGACCAAGGAGTAGCACATGGACTATTGCAAGCATTGCGGAAGTCTAATTCCGCTAGGCCGAGTGGAGATCGGCTATCGCACCTGTATGCCGTGCGGGGATCGCGAGGCGCGTTCTGTCGTGCGCACCGTGGTCCCCATGCACAAGAGCAACTACGTGCTTGTGACTGACAGGACCCTGCTGACCCAACTAACACGACCGGGGAGGTACTGAGATGAGCCGCACCTATCGTGCGAACTACTTTGCGCGCGTGCTGCCGGGGCCGGTGGTGCGTCGCGAAAAAAAGTTAGGCACTGGTTTTTTA